GGAGCAGGAAAAATTCAAGATGCTAACCCTTCATTGTTAGAGTTTATGAGTGATCCTGATCAAGCTGTAGGTAGTGTGTATGACCAGATACGAACTAACCGTCAGTTACCTAAACGTAAACAAGCCAAAAAAGTTCCTTTAGAAAAACCTCTATTTGTAGGTAACGCAGCCGAATATGCTGGTTTTGCAGTAAATAATCCAGGGGCTACAGCACCAGTTGGCGATCCAAATGGAGTAACCTACGGAGAACACGCACAAATAGTAGATCGCATAACACCTCCCAGTGGAAGCCCTGATTGGTACAAGATATACTTACAGACAGAGCAATTCAATGAAGCAATACTTTTAGGACTTAGCGAAACTTTCAAAGGAAAGCATACTCCTGTCAATAATTAGGCTTAAGCTATACTACAAGAATAGATTTAATTTTTTATGTCACCAGAAAGAGCAATTGACAAATTGAAGAAAGCCTTCAATGTAGAAGAACGCAGTAGCTACTCCATTTTTAAGGGAGAAGAACTTGTCTTAAAGATATTCTGGTCGCCTCTAACCATAGCCGATAGAGATACAATAAACAGTACATTAGTAGCTATGAATAAAGGGCAGGAAGAGGGAAGTCTCGACTTTGCTTTACAGGTTATTCTTACAAAAGCTGAAGATGAATCAGGAGTAAAGATGTTTTCATCAGCAGATCTACCAGCACTTAGAAGAGAAATACCAATGTCAGTTCTAGTGGACATTATGACCAAGATGCAGGGAGTGGGCGAGGAGGAAAGCCCCGATGCCGTAAAAAGCTAAACTCAAAAAAGACAACTTTGTTTATCTACAGTTTTTCATAGCCGAAAAACTAGGTTATACCCAAAGAGAAGTAAGAGAAAAAATGTCAGTCCAAGAACTGTATGCTTGGAACGCTTACTTCGAGATAAAATCTGAACGAGAAGAAGAAGCCTACGAAAAAGCAAAAAGACAGGCTCAATATCGCAAAGTACGCTAAACTTTTAATATCTAATAGAATCTGCGGTGGCTGCTTCAAATTACAGCGTAAATATAACTTTAAATACTTCTTCCGCTAGAAATTCTCTACAAGCTCTTGAGAAAAGAATAAATACATTAAGAAGAAATCTAAACGAACCCCTTAAAATAGACTCTAGAGTATCAAAAATACAGGAAAAAATAGCTAAGAGTAAAGATGCTCAGAAAGCATCAATGATTGAAACTAGGAGACTAGGAGATCAAGTACAGAAATTAGCTGACAAGGGATTGAAAGTAGATAAAGCAAGAGCAGCCATAAGAAAAGCAGCAGCATTAGATTCCAAAAATCAATTAAAGGCAGCAGCAAGTCAAAGAAAAATAGCCCAAGATGAGTTAAAACTTCAAACCGATATAACTGAAGAAATAGCGAAAAGGACTCAATTAATATCTTCAGGAAGATTTGCAGGAGGAAAAAACTTTGGTCAGATTGGTGGATCAATCGGACCAGCCCTACCTCCAAGAGCAGGAGCAGGGGCAGCAGGAGGTGGAAGAGGTTTTGACTTTCAAAGTGCTTTAATCAGTGGTGGTTTTCCACTATTGTTTGGGCAAGGTCCATTTGTCGGTGCTGCTGGTGCATTAGGTGGCGGTATCGGTGGAATGTTCGGGCAGATGGGAGGTTTTGCTGGAGGTATAGCAGCTACCACAGCAGCTACAGCAATTCAGTCATTTACAGTAGAGACAGGAAAACTTGGGGCAGCTTTAAATGACGCAACAAAGGATGTCGAAGCAGTATCAGCAGCATTAGGTATTACAGGCACAGAATTTGAGAAACAATTACAAACGCTCCAAAAATTAGGAGGCGAAGAGGCAGCTTTTGAAGCAGCAAGACAAAGAATGATTAATTTAGTAGGGCAGCAAGGGGTAGATGCTTTAACTAAATTCGGTGATGAATTTACAGAGTTAGGAAATAATTTTGCAAAAATAATGACATTAATGAAATCGTCCTTTGCAAAATTTTTACAAGAATCAGGTATCGGTAAATTTATTAGTCAAAAAGTTGAAACCAGTGCTTTATTAAGGCAAGCAGATCAATCTGAAAATAAAGACATACAAAAATTAGTTGAACTGAGAAATCGTATTTCTTCCCCTATGGGTTCAGTTAAGGAGCAACAAGAAGCAGGAAAATTAGTAGGTATTGAGGTAGGTAGATTTGGTTTTAGAGATATGTCTATGGCTTCTCAGGTAGTAAGTTTATTAAATGAAAGAATTACTAAAGAGCAAAAGTTAGTAAATGAGAAGAACAATCAATTAGATATAGAAAAAAGTCTCAAGAAGATACAGGGAACTAGGATGGACGATATTAATGAGGAGATTGCTTTACTAGAGCGGAGTTTTAATATGAGTTCTGAAGAGTTTGAGATAGAAAAACAGATAATGGAAATGAATAAAGAGAGTAAGATTCTTGACGAAGAGGCTATTAAAGCAGGATTAAGAAGAATATCAGATTTAGAAAAACAAAGAGATTTAGCAAGAGAAACCGCAGAAGCATTTAAGCAAATGCAGCAGACAATAGCCACCGACATAGCAGACGGCATACAGGGTATGATCCGTGGAACGTCCACCTTAAACGATGTTCTCAGTAATGTACTTAACAAACTTATAGACGCATCATTTAATATGGCTTTCTTCGGTAATATTCAGGGATCACTCGGAGGTGGTGGATTATTCGGTTCAGTTCTTGGACTATTTGGCGGAGGTAAGAAAGGAGGTGGAGTAACTAATAGTGTATTCACTCCCTCAGTTAATTCTGTTATAGATAATCCATTTGTATTACCTAAAGCAGCAGGTGGGCCAGTTAACAAAGGAGGAAGTTTTATAGTTGGTGAAAAAGGTCCAGAATTGTTTGTACCTTCCAAAAGCGGTACTATTGTTCCAAATCATGCTCTTGGCGGCTCTACAAACGTAGTAGTAAATGTAGATGCCTCTGGTTCGTCTGTGCAGGGTGATGATCAATCTGCAACAAAATTAGGTGAACTTATAGGAGCAGCAGTACAATCTGAAATAGTTAAACAGAAAATGGATGGAGGTTTATTAAGCTAATGGCTAGTTTTCCAACAACTGTTAATCCTACCTATGGAACAAGTAAAAACTCCGAACCTAATATTCGTATTGCACAATTTGGTGATGGTTATCAACAGAGATCTACTTTTGGCATAAACCAAAATTTAAAAGTTTATAACTTTACTTGGAGTAATATCAGTGAAACAGATGCAGATGAAATAGAAACTTTTCTTGATGCTAGGGCAGGTGTAGAGAATTTTGATTACACCCCTGCAGGTGAAAGTGCCAGTAAAAAGATGATCTGTAGGCAATGGAATAAAACAATACCTTATTTAAATAGAGCTACGATCACCGCGACATTTGAGGAGGTTGCTGAAGCATGACAAGTTCACAAGTATCACCAGCTTCCGACAAAATTAGTGAAGAAATACAAAAGCTTGAACCTTCAGCAATAATTGAACTTTTCAAACTTACTTTTGATAAAGATGTTAACGGTCAAACTATAGCTCCTTATTACTATCATGCGGGTACTAACGAACTAAAAGGTAAAATTATATTTGCTGGCAATGAATATGAACCTGTACCAGTAAAAGTTGAAGGATTTGATAAAACTACAAAAGGAACTTTACCAAGACCAACATTTACAGTTGCTAATGCAAATAATGCTATTTCAGCTTTGTTAATTTTATATAACCCATTAAAAGCAGAAGTTTTAAGAATACAAACTTGTAAAAAATTTTTAGATAAAGAAAATTTTACCTCAGGTACAAATGATACTGCTGATCCAACTGCAATATTTGAAAATGATGATAGATGGTATGTCGATAGAGTTGCAATTGAAAATCCAAATGCTGTTGTTTTTGAACTTTCTGGTAAAATTTCACTAACAAATTTAAAGTTACCTCAAAGAAAATTTAGAGAATCAAAGGTAAAGGTCTGATGCAGAAGTTTTTAGAAGATGCAAAACATCACGCATTAAAAGATGCACCAAATGAATCTTGCGGTATTGTTGTTGATGATAATTATTATCCCTGTAATAACATTTCTGATACACCAAGAAATAATTTTGCGATACATCCAAAAGATTTTTTAAAAGCTAGATCAAAAGGAGTTTTTCAGTATATTATTCATAGTCATCCAGAAGGAGGAGATGCAAGCGAACCAGACATAAAAGCTTGTAAAGCTATGAATTTAAAATGGTATATTTATCTTATACCCCAAGATGAATGGCAAATTATAAATCCTTAATTGGAAGACAATGGAAGTATGGTGTTTTTGACTGCTATTCAATAGTCCGTGATTATTATGCTCTTTTAGGAATAGATTTGCCTGATTATGAACGTCCAGAAAATTTTGAAACTTGTAAAAGTATTTTTTTAAGGGATGCTAGTAAATTAAATTTTAAACAAGTAGATATAAATCAAAGAAAACCAGATGATGTATTAATTATGAAAATATGGACAAAAGAACCTATGCATGGTGCTGTTTTATTAAAAAATGATATGATATTACATCAAAAGTTTGAGTCTGTAAGTTGTTCTCAATACTTTAGCCATTATTATAGAAAGAGAACTGTAGGGTGTTTTAGATATGCAGCATAAAATTCTGCTGCTCGATGAATTAGGTGAAAAATGGGGTAAAACTCACGTTTACCATAATCTAAGAACACCAGCTGATGCATTAAAACTTTTATGTATAAATCATCCAGATTTTGCAAAAAATGTTTTTGAATTACAAAAACAAGGAATATTTTATAAAGTTCAACAAGTAGATAATGATTTAGAGTTGTCAGATTTATTTTTACCTTTAGGAAAACATGATTTAGTTATTACTCCTGTTGTTACTGGTAGTGGTAATGCTGGTAAATTTATTTTGGGTGCAGTTTTGATTGGAATTGCAATATCAACTGGTGGGGTAGGTTTTGGTTTAGGTCCAGCAGGATTTGCTGGAGGCTTTTCAACTACTCTTGGATCTTTTAGTGCTGCTGCTTTAGCTGGAAATATAGGTGTTGCTTTAGTATTAAGTGGTGTTTCAGATATGCTTACTCCACAAGAGAAAGTTCCGTCTTTTTCTGATACGAGTGGAGCGTTTACTAATTATGGTGCTGGTCCAGCTTCTATACAAAAAGGTGCTGATGGTCAGCAAACTTATGCTTATACAGGCGCAACAAATGTTAGTGGCCTTGGTAAAACAATTCCTGTAGCTTATGGAAAGGTTTTAATTGGTAGTCTTTTGGTTGGTGCTGATATACAACCTGAGACTATAGATGGTGGAAATGTTCAATATTTTAGAGAGCCAGGGACAAATACTTTTACTATTAATGGGGATAAATTAACATCAAAATTTTCAGATCATGGTGGCATTAGGGCAAAAAGATTAAAAGGCCCTAAAAATTTAAAAAAGGTTGGTGTTCCTAAACTATTTTCTGATGGACGAAGGATAAGATTAAAAGGTCATCCTAAGTTTAATAATGACAAAGGAAATCCACAAGTTATTAGATTAAATACTGATAGTGACCAAGATCAACATGTGGTACCACAAGGCTTCAGCCCAACACCTAATTCAAGTTTTATTGGAAGAGAAGGTGGTTCACATGGGGTCAAGCGTACATGTATAGCTTTTGAGATAAGAGGACTAATAGATAGAATTGGAGACGCAGATTCAACATTTATTGATGGGTTTATTACATTCCAGATATTAATTTTTGCTGATGATAAATCTAGGATATCTGGTCAGCATCAAGTTACAATACAAGGTATGCTTCTACCGAATCAAAGAGAAAGATTTATATTAAGAATACCTCATGCACATGTAGGTACTGATAATTATAAAATATTCATCAAAGTAATTGACAAAAGCGTGATTGTAAACAAGTGTAGATTTATATGTACTTACGTAGGTCAAAGTTTTAAATAATTATGACTTTAAGATCAGAATCAACAATTACAATTTTAGACCTTTTATGTGAAGGTCCAATTGAAGGTCTTGCAATACCTACTAAAAATAATAAAACAACTGAATCTATATTATTTAATGATAATCCTGTAAAAATAGTTGGCACAGTAAATGATATTGAAAATCAAGATGATTCATCTATTTTTTTCGATTTAAAATTAGGTACTGCAAAACAAAAGGATCTAAAAGGAGCTTTTAAGACAGCAAAAAATACTGAAATAATAACTATTGATAAAGAAATAGGGTCTAACTATATAGAAGATATAAATGAGGTAAAAAATACTGTTAAAAAAAGAAATTATGGCGGTGGTACTTTTATTCAGAAAATTAGTGATGCTGAAATTCCTAAAGATGATGATACACCTAATTCCATAGAAATTATATTTACTGTACCTAGATTATTCAGTCAAGCTGTTGAAGGCATAGCTAATGGACAACTATTTTCAGCCACAGTAACTTATCAAATAGATGTAAAAACCCAAGGTAAAGCTTTTAAAAAATTATCTAGAAAATCTATAACTGGAATATCAACTACTAATTTTCAAGTTACCTCTGGTAGATTAGAGTTAACACATAAAGGAAAAGCACTAAAACCTCCTTATACAATTAAGATTACAAAAATAGTAAAAAAAGAAAAAGACTATGAAATCAAATTTACTGATTTTGAAAAACTGCCACAAAAAACACCTTTATCAAATAAAAGAGGTAATACATTAATTTGTTCGTTAATAAAAGTAATAACACCTAATCAAACAAATGTTAAATTTAAAAATATGGCCTATATTGGGGTTAAATTTAGTAGTGAACATTTTTCATCTTTACCTAGTCGAAATTATTTAATCAAAGGTAAGAAGGTAAGGATTTTTTCTAATGTAACAAAAGTAAGGGACAATGGCAGTCTAAAGTTTGATGGGTCATTTGATGGTACTTTTAAGACAGATGATGATGGTAACGAAATGTTGTTTTGGACAACATGCCCTGTATGTATTTTTATAGATATGCTTACGAATACCACCTATGGAGCAGGTAATTTTATTGACGATAATAATATTAATTTAGTTGATTTATATCCTTTAGCTCTTTACGCAAACGAATTGGTAGATACTCCAGATGGTACAGAACCTCGTTTTGCTATTAATACAGTAATAGGTGGTCAGGTTTCAGCATATAAGCTTTTACAAAATTTAGCTAGTACGTTCAGAGGTATGACGTATTGGGCATCTAACGTTGTTAATGTAACTGCTGATCATGGAAATTTAGATAAATCTGAAGTAGATCCTGTTCATATTTATAATAATTCAAACGTGATCAATGGTGATTTTAATTATTCTGGAACATCAATCAAAACAAGATCTTCAAGAGTAATTGTAAATTATAATGATCCGACTAATAATTATAAAATTGATAGTGTAATCGTTGAGGATAAAGATTTAATTAGTAAATTTGGTGTAAACGAAAAAGAGATTGTTGCTTTTGGTTGCACATCAAAATATCAAGCACAAAGATTAGGTCAATGGACTATAAAAAGTGAAGAGTTAGATGCACAAGTAATAACATTTTCAACAGGTCTTGATGGTTTGGCAGTTTTACCAGGCCAAGTTTTTGCTGTATCGGATTTAATGAAAACAGGGTTAAGATTGTCTGGTCGTGTAGGTTCTGGTTCAACTTCTGAACATATTAAAGTAGATCAAGATTACACTGCCCTCAGTGCAGATAGCGCAACAGATACTATAACTTTAACTTTACCTGATGGAACTTTAAGGAAAGAATCTATAAATGCATTTTCAAGTAATAATAGAGTAAATTTAGTAGGAAGTATATCTACATTACCTTTACAAGATTCTGTTTATGTTATAGAAAGAAATACAGTACAAGCACAAAAGTTTAGATGTATTGACGTTAAAAGTAATAATGATGGTACTTATGCAATTACAGGAGTTGAATTTAATGATTCTATTTATGAAGCCGCAGATGATACTACAAGTACAACTAATTTAATTGATGATGATAAAGATATCTCTTTTCTTGACGAGGCACCTGCTCCAGTAACAGACTTAGTGGTCACTTTTGCAAAAGTAAAAATTAATAATAACACTGTTAATAGAGCAATATTTCAATTTAATAGAGGCATAAATGGACCTTCAGTTAAATTTGATGTTAGGGTTTTTCTAGATGATATTGAAATTGGTGAATCATTAGGAACAAATCAAACAAGTATTGAAGTAGGTAATTTAAAGAAAAATGCAGAAATAAGATGTGAAGTACAATCAATTGGGATCTTCGGTCAAAAATCACAAAAAGTAATATTAACGGATACAGTTCCTTCATTTAAAAATGATTTAACGATTGGTGCGATATCTACAACTTCAACAGTACAAGTTCCTGATCCTATTTAAAATGCCAACAATACAAGCTACAACTAAAAACGAAGTAATATTTAAATGGAAAATACCTGATACATTTACAGGTAATAAAAATGAGTTAGTTGCAATTATAAGACATTCATCAGCAACAGATGGTACTGCTGTATGGCCTGATAGTACATTTTTGAGAGAAGTGCAGGCAAATACCGACTATGTCATCTTGCCATTAATAAATGGAACATACATGGTCAAATTTAAAGATACAGAAGAAAATAAATCAGAACAAGCTGGATTCGCTGTAATAAATTTACCTGATGATTTACCTAAATTAGTACATATAACAAGAAGAGAAGATACAGATTCACCACCTTTTCAAGGTCAACAAAATGATATTTTTTATTCTGCTGATAATGATGCACTAGTTTTAAATACAGATGGTTTTATTGATGATAAATCTGATTTTGATGAAGGATATGCAGATAGTATAGATTTTGGTGGACAACTTTTTAGCACTGGTGAGTATTTTTTTAAAGATAAAGTTGATTTAGGAGGAATATTTACAGTTGAAATTAAAAGGATATTAAAAACAAGAGGGCTTTATCCAAATAATACTATAGATTCTCATTTTACTAAAATAGATGAATGGACTGATTTTGATGGGGATTTACCAGATGAAACAAATTGCATACTAAGTTTCAGAAAAAGCAATGATGCTCCAAGTGATGATGAAATAGAAGATGAAAATGATGAGTTTATTCTCTTAGAAGATGGCAATAAATTTTCACAAGAAGATTCACAAATTTATGGTGATTTTGTTCCTTTAGAAAATGGAAGATTTACAGGGAGAGTTTTTCAATTTAAAGCTGAATTAAGTTCTGAATATACTGATCAAACACCACTTGTTGATGAATTAGGTTTTGTGATGCAATTTGAAAATAGAACAGAAAGTGCATCAACGTCTAGCGGTACAGGAGCAAAAGCCGTAACTTATGATAAAGCTTTTTTTCAAACACCAAAATTAGTCATAACAGCTAGTAATATGGCTTCAGGTGACTATTATGTAATTAGTAGTGAAAGTCGCACAGGCTTTTCTATTACTTTCTTCAATAGTTCAAATGCAGCTATTGACCGCATTTTTGCATATCAAGCTAACGGCTTTGGTGCGGAAGGTGCATAAACTCTCAAAACCATTGGTATGATTGACTTATGAGTACACACGATTATAATATCGCTAATGCCTCAGGCGCCAGCGTGAGATCAGATTTAAATAGTGCTTTAGCTGCGATTCTTTCAAACAACAGTAACGCTTCGAGTCCTTCAACAACTGTATCGTATAGTACATGGGTTGATACTAGTACTAATAAGTTAAAAATACGAAACACTGCCAATGATGATTGGGTGGATTTAATAAATTTAGATGGCACAATTGCAAGAGATTTACAATTAACAGGAGCGTCTGCAAATATAATTTTTGATCAATCAGATAATGCACTTGAGTTTAATGATAATGCAAAGGCTGTTTTTGGTACTGGAGGAGATCTTGAAATTTCGCATAATGGTAGCAATTCAATAATTAATGACGCTGGTACAGGTGAGTTACAACTTCAAAGGGGTGGTAATACAATTTTAGCTTTAACTAGCAGTGGCGTTGATTTAACTGACCCCGATGGTACAGCCAATTTTAGAATAAAAGCTGGTGAAGGTGGAAATGCAAGTGTAATTTTAGAAGCAGATGAAGCAGATGATCATGGTGATAAATGGCAATTATCAAGTAGAGCTTCTGGTAATAGTTTTAAAATATATAATGATACTTCTGGATCATTGGTAGAAAAATTTTCAATTAGTACAGCAGGAAATGTTGAATTTCAAGGTGATTTGACAATACCTGATAAAATTATTCATTCTGGCGATTCTGATACTGCGATACGATTCGGAACTGATAATCAAGTTACAATAGAAACTGCTGGTACTGAAAGAGCGAGGTTTCAATCTAATGTACTTTTTCATTCCACAGTAGAACCTGATAGTTCAAATGCTGGCGTAAGATTTACTTCTAGTTCATATCATTCAATTGCAAGAGATACTAGTGCTTCATCAGTATTGAGAGTCTTCGGAACTAATGGTGAATTTAGAACAATGGGCGATGGAGATGCAGAAAACACTAATAATCGTTATGGACAGATTTCAGATATAACACTTAAAGAAAATATAGTAGATGCAAATTCTCAATGGAATGATATTAAGGCAATAAAGGTAAGAAATTGGAATTTTAAAGAATCTACTGGATATAGCACACATAGACAAATAGGTGTGGTTGCACAAGAATTAGAATCATTAGGAATGAATGGTCTTGTAAAAAATAATTCAGATGAACTTTATATTGAAGGTGATGAACTACCTGAAGGTAAAAATATTGGAGATGTAAAACAGAAAGGATACAAAACAGTTGCATATTCTGTTCTGTACATGAAAGCTATAAAAGCCTTACAAGAAGCAATGGTAAAAATAGAAACATTAGAAACTAAAGTTGCAGCCTTAGAAGCTGCTTAGTAACATATAAAAAACATATAAAACATGACAAACCCTATTGATCTTATAAAAGAAGAAATTGCAACAATTAAAGAGCAATTAGAAATTGATGTAAAAAAAGTATCATTATTGCAGCAAGAAATAAAAGAAATACAAGAGCAAGCAAAAGCAGCCATCAATGATAAGCAAGCACAAATCAATAATGCGACACAACCTATTTTAGAAAATCAAGGTTCACTAAAAAAATTTACTGAAGTACTAAACAAATTAGAAGGTAAGATAGAAGCAACTAACAAAAATTAAATGGCAGATAGAAAAATAACAGCACTAACAGAGTTAACAGCCCCAGTTGCAACGGATGTTTTTCCTATTATTGATGTAAGTGAAGCTGCAAATGCCGATAAGAATAAAAAAATACAACTTACTACTATTCTTAAAAACATACCAGATGGAAGTGTTGCTAATCCTAGTGTAAGTTTTGTAAGTGATGCTGGAGATACAGGATTTTTTAGAGTTGCAGATAATGAAATAGGTATTACTACGAATCAAACTTTAGTTGGATCTTTTACAACAACAGGTTTTCAATTAGGTGCTGGAACACCTACGGCACAATTGCATTTGTTTAGTTCTGACACAACAGATCAAGTAATTATTGAAAATACTGATACAGGATTAGATAATGCACCCGATGTTGTTTTGTTTAGAAACTCCAGTTCACCTGCTGCTGATGACAATTTAGGTAATTTAGTATTTAGAGGAAAAGACGATGGTAATAATGATGTTGACTATGCAAGTGTAGTGGCTCAGATTAGTGATACTGCAAATGCTTCAGAAGATGGGATATTAGATATCATGACAATAGCTGCGGGCA